GGTGTCGGAGCCAGAGAAACCGCCGTTCGAGCCCGAGTTGCGCGACACGTTGGAGGTCAGCCACGACGGCAGGCCGCCCATCATGCGCGGGTCGGAGTTCGAGGACGCGGTGTTGGTGACGATGGCAAGTTCCACGTCCTTGCGGACGTTGATCGCAGCCTTCATCTTGGCCTTGGCAGCGCGTTCCTGATTGCCCGCGTTGTCGACGACCTGCTGGGTGCCCGAGTAAATCCAGGTGTCGGTGAAGATCTGAGTACGGCCACCAACGCGGGTCGGAGCGACCTGAGCGTTGAAGTCGTAATCATTGCCTTCGGGCTGGGCATTGGCGGCAGGAGAGCGCAGCGCTTCAAATTCCCACTCGGGGTGCTTGGAAGCGAGCTTGTCCTTGCCGGCCTTGGAGTAGATCGGGGTATCCGTGGGGGTGATCATCGACACGATGTTGTCGAGTTCCTCACGGTTGCCGATCGCCGCCGTGGTCAACACGGTATTGGCGATAACAGCCATGGGTTATTTCCTTTGCTGAGTTGCGAGAAGCAGCGCCACGGCGTCATCGAGACGGCCTGTGGACTGCAGTTTGGCGGTCGCATCACTCACAGCTCGGGCCTGGTGCTCCTGCGGGTTGAGCCGCTTGCCGCCTTTGACGACGGGCGGGCGGTTCTCGACTTTCTTGGGAGGATTGGCCTTTGCAGCTTGCAGCTTTCGCCACGCAATCGCATCCTTCATCACCAGCAGTTGCCGGTGATCGTGGTGGATGTTGGCGAGTTCCTGCGGCGTATATCCGTACTCAGTGCCGAACTTGACGGTGTCCTTGCCGAAGCTGTCGAGCTTCTTGGGGTCCTTGAGTTCCGGCATCTTTTCAAGCGCCGCAGCCCATTCACGGCCCACCTTTTCCTTGCTCTCGGTTTCCGTCTTGGTGTGCCGCTCTTTGGTCGAGCGATCCAATTCGGACTCGATGTAGGTCAGGTGTTGCGCCCATGACCGATACCGCACCTCTTCGGCCTGATACTTCGCCGGGTCGTAGTTGGGCGAGTTCGGGTCAGCGAGAGTCGGATCGGGCGGGGTGCCGATGATGGATTTGACCAATGCGGCGGTGTATTCCAACCGCTGGTCGAGCTGTTCCTGTGATGCTTTGATGTGCGCTTCGCGGGTCTCTGTGTCCTTGAGACGTGCAGAGGTCTCCTGCGTCTTGCGCGTGTAGTCCGCCTCGCGGAGGAAGCCGCGTTTCAGTTCGTGAACGGAGGTGACCGTTCCATCAGCAAGTCGCACCTTGGCGTTGTCCGCCACGAAGCGTCCTTGTTCGGAGTCCGGTTCTTCGTTCTCGCTGTCGTCTGGGTGTTCCTCGTCAGCGGTTTCGCCTTCGGTTTCCTCGCCTGCGTCCTGTTCGTCCGCCTGCAATTCGTCGTCGGCTTGGGTGTCGCTCTCGTCCTGCTCTTCGGGTTCGCCGTGGTCATTGCTGACTGGCTCTGCCGTGGCTTTGGCGTAAGCGGCTGCGGCCTGATCAAGCGTCAGGCTCTCGCCACCCTGTTGGGTGTCGATCTCTTCCATGTCTCTTTGGGGTTGCGCGACTTCCTTGCGGCGTGGTCGCTAGGCTATGCCGGGTTTTGCCTTAGGCTTGCCGGCAAGAATGAACTGCTCCAGATCGGAGCGGATGGCATCGACAACCTTCACGGTCGCCTGTGCGGTATAGAACGCCTGCGCATCATCGCGCTTCATGGTCGCAAGGGCTTCGAGCGCATCGGCACGGATGCCATTGAGCGCGGCCTGGAATGCCTCGTTGTCCTTGAGGCTTTGCGCGAGTTCGGAGAACTCGGTCACTGGTACGTCACCGTCACAACAGCATTGGCAAGAGTGCCATCAAACCCGACGAAAATGCCGGTGTAGAAATCTGCATCGAGCAGGATGGTGTGGCCCTGCACGCCAGATGTCACCCACTCCTGATAGAGCACGGTGCCCGTTTCGGTCGTCTTGTCGTAGACGGTGACGAGGCCGGCCGTGACGGAGCCGGTATTCGGCCCGATGCTCACGGTATGAAGCTTGCCCTGCCCGGTGAAGGCGAGAGTGTCGGCGGTCGCTACCTTGACCTGCATGGATGTCTCCTAGTTCGGCTGTGCCGACTTGGGTTCGGGCTTCATCGCAGCCATGTTCGCCTGATGGGCTAGTGTCGCGGCGTGCATGCGTTCTTGCGCGGCAATGTCGAGTTGCTTCAGGTTGTAGGCGCCCTGCTGCTTGACCAATTCGAGGTCAATGGCGTTGCGCCGGTCGGCTTCCTTGGTCGCCAAATCGGCTTCGAGCTGCGCTGCTTCCGTGCGCGTCTGCCGCTCGCTTTCTAGCACGTTCAACTGCTGCTGCGTGGTCTGGCGGCCCTGTTCGATGGCAAGCTGCGCCTCTACGTCCTTGTCCTTGAGCCCGGCCTGAACCTGGCCCTTCATCTGCTCGATCTGGACTGCCTCGGGCGGCTGCTGCTGACGTTGGGCCAGCAGTTGCTTGCCCTGCTCGATCTCATTCGGATCGATCTCGGGCCAGTACAGTTCCGGGTTCTTGAGGCCGGCACTCTCGGCAAAGCGCGTGAGCGTGTTGTGGATGTGCGGCAGCATGTCCAAGGCCTTCTCAGGGAAGACCTGGCCAATGCGGTCGGTGTAGAGGATCTGCTGTTGAAGCACCTGCCCCAGCATCATCGTGTCCTTGTCACGCGAGCCCGTACCCAGGCCGGTGTTGACCGTCACATGCAGGTCGGGGTTCCACTTGCCCGGCTCGATCTGCATTGGCTTACCCTTGACCATGATGGTGCGCGGGCCGGCCTGGTGCTTAGTCATCAGCCGCAGGATTTTCATTCCCACACTCGACCAGCCCAATTCGGCCATGTCGCGGGCGATAAGCTCGGGCTGTGACCGAGAAGCGTCCGTGGCGTTCTGGTTGGCCGTGGCGCTCTGGTTCTGCAGCACCTCGGGATCAAGCGCCATCGACTGCGAATTGACGCCAGTACGACGGGCCGAGACTTCATCCATGTAGTGGATGCCGGCGAGCGCCTTGTCCCCGATGTACTCGCGCGCCAGGGGCGTGATCGTGGTGCCGGTATCAGCGAACACCGGCTGGCCGAAGTCACCATCCGTCAGGGCCTCGGGGTTCTTGACCTTCCCTGAAACCACAGGCTGCGGGTTGTTCACCCAATACGTGTTGTTGAGGTACTGACGGGTGAGGACGGTCTTTACGTCCTGTACGTCGAACTCCTCATCGGCAACCGCGCGGCTTTCCCAGCGATGCGGGACAGGCTCACATGGGATGTTGTCGAACGGGTCTTCGTCTTCCCACACTTCCCAGTCGAGCACCTTGCCGTTGGTGCCGCCAGCATAGCAAACACGGATCAGCTCTGCTACGCCATCGCCGTCCACGTCGATATGCACAAAGCACTCGAAGTAGTCCACGAGTTGCATGGACGTGTCGGTGGCATCGGCAGTGACGAACGAACGTCGGGCCTGCTCTTCAGGCGTCTCGTTGCGTGCCGCCTCTGGGATGGCGTCAACATCCTCCTTGGCGTAGCCCATTTCGATGAGCTGCGAGCGCGTCTTGCGCTGCCAATGCGCCTTGAACGCAGCCTCTTCGAACGATGTCGCGTCGGCGTCGATCAGGAACTCTTCGGGCGGCACAACCTCAACACAGATGCGCCCGTCCGATTTCTTCTTGCGGACCTTGAGGTCAACGGTCGGCTCGCCGGCAGCGTTCGTGCTTTCCGAGCGCGCCAGCACGTCAAGCGCCGGGTTCTGCACCAGCTGGCCAGTCTGCGGGTCCGACATGAGATTGCCCATGTCGTCGGCTTGGTAGAGCAACAGCAGCTCTTCAAGCTGGCTCAAGCCCTCATGGTACTTCGTAGGCCCATAGACAGGCGTGTCATCGAAGTACGTCTTGACGATGCCGTCGCCATGCAGCAGCGCGTCCCATGTGGCGCTGCGGACGACCTTGTAGCCCTTGTTGTCCTTCCAGAAGACATAGTTGAGCCCGTCCGAGACTTCCTCGGCGTACTCAACATCCTCTGCGGTTTCCGGGTCGGCAACGAACATGCGCCCCGAGGCGGTGAAGACGCGCATCAACTGCGGCATCATCCAGCCGATCACATCTGCCACGTCCCGTGAAACAACGCGGCTGCGATTGGTCTCCGGCGGGACGTACTTGTCCATGTTGCCGAAGTAGTAGTCGAGCGCTTTGTCACGCGACTCCTGGCGGCCACCAGTCTTGTAATGCGACTTCGCGAGCTCGATCTGCTGCGAGATAATCGCTTCGAGCTGGGTATCGGTGATGCGTTCGGCCACTAGACCACCCAGTTCAGTTTACGTGTGCTCACGTAGGGCTTTGGCGCCGTCTCAGCGTGCCTGAGCATCATCAGCGCGTATCGAGAGGCCGACAGCACGTCGTCGCGCTCTTTGACGATCTTGCCGTCCTTGCGGTGATACAGTCGGCGTTCCTCAAGCCATTCGGTGCAGGTCGAGAACACCTTCCACCGCCCGGTCAGCATGCGATCGAGCATTTCAGCAATGCCAGCTTCGACGCCGTTGCCGCCATCTTCCCATGTTGCCCGTTCGAGCAGCATGTTCAGCCCCTGGTCGCCGTAGAGCTTGGCGAGTTGGTCGCCCGAGCCCTTGTCGTGTTGCAGGCCATCATGCGGCCATGCCCATGGTATCCAGTCACCCCAAGGCTTCAGCGCGGCGGCGTGAATAACCGGCGTGGACTCGCGCTTACGATAGTTCGCCGTGACGTAGACCACGTCATTGTCGCGATCCCATGCGAGACGAGCCGCGCCAAACGGATGGTCGTAACCGAAGTCCATGCCGCCGATCTGCGGCCAGATTGGAGGAATGACGATCGGCTCGACAACGATCTCTTCCTCGAGAACCGGAAAGATCAGGCCGGAGCCCAGTGATGGAATGCCTTTGGTGCGGGCTTCCCGCTCGTGCGGCGGATAGCTCGCGATAATCTTGGCCCGTTCCTCGGGCGTGTAGTGCTCCGCGTCGTCAATCGTCATGGTGGTGACGATGCGGTCGTCGGACTCTTCCATGAGATACCGCGCCACCACGTTGGACATGCCGAGCAGCGGCG